GCTTGCTAGTTGTTAGGTGTCTCTGCTATATGTCCGCGAAATGCCTAGCCCGCGCAGACTTTTTCGCAACTTTACAACCGCCCAGATTCAACAGTTGCTTGATCGCGGTTTCGACGAGGCTCTATATGGAAGATTTACGTCGCTAAGTGGAGCTGGAAAATCTAGCTCAATCAGAGACATGGACTTAGGAGAATTACTCATGGAAGCAAACTATGAGCTAGGCATCCGTGGCGGCACGCTTGGGCCGTCTAAAACATATCAAGACTTCACGGGTAATCGCCCGCCAATTACCGTCAATGACTAAGCCCGCACTCTCTGAACGAATCAAAGCAGGCATCCAAGGCATCGCGCTCGGCGTTGCCAAGTTTGCTGGATACAATGCAGCGATGCCAAACAAGGTGCAAGCGCCAGCTACACGCACGGGCACGAATCCTAATTCCAGCTACGCGCAACAGCAGCGCGTGCGGCTTTCTTTTGAGGGCGAGAACGCGATTAAAAACACGTCGTTCGCTCGCAATTACATCAATAAGCGCCGGATGTATTGCAGCAGCGGAATCACATACGCGCCCGATACTGGCGACCACGCGCTAGATGAAGCGGTGAGCGCGTATTGTATCGAGCAATGGAAGCACATGGGCGTTGGATGCTCTATGCAACAGGCGTTTGCTCGTGCGAGCGATGTGAACTTGCCTGAACGCGGCGACTCCGCGCTTCAATGGTATCGCGACGATGGGCGTTTGCGATTGCTTGAAATCACGGCGGATCGCATTGGCGAGCTTTATCAGTTCACACGTCCCGTGCGCGATGTTCGTGACGGCGAGGTCTATTTTTCCGGCCTATATTTGCAAGGGCCAAACACTACCGCTTATCGCATTTACGAACGCGGATTTGACGCGATTTACACAAATCCGCAGCGCGTGGAAGCTCAGGACATTATCTTTTTTAAGGACGACATCACGGGCGGCGTTCGCGGCGTTTCAATCTTCGCATCCGCGCTGGAGGATGTGAACTCGCGTTATCAGATTTTGAAGTCCACAAAAGACACGATGCAACAGCAGTCTAAGATTGCGGCGATTGCGTCGAATAACAGCGGGCAACCAAATGAACTCGATTACGAGACTCAAGTGAGCAGCGAGGGCGCGGTTGAATACGTGGAGACGATGGCAGACGGCGCTATCGTGAAATACCAATTCAACGGCGACAATTATCAAGTGCTGAAAGGCGAGCATCCGAGTGATTCGTTCATTAACGGTATGCGCTACTTGGACGCATCGGCATCGCTAGCCGTTGGCTTCCCTTACGAGTTTCTTTTTAGTGGAGCACTAAGCGGAGGCGCTCCTTTCCGCGGCGCATTTGAGGCAGCGGGCCGCGAGATTATGCGGCTCCGCAATGACATTCATCGCCCGCGTTTGGACGTTATCAGCTACGTAACGATCATGGATGGAGTGGAGCGCAAGAAACTTCCACCGATGCCAAACATTGCGCGTGGAAATTGGGGTTTTACTACGCTACCAACTGCGGACGCTTTCCGAGACGATGCGAGCGACATCAAAGCAATCCGCAGCGGCATCACTACGAAGTCGGCTGTAATCATGGCGAACAGCGGGCGCTCGTTTCCCGTGGTTTTGCGCGAGTCCATGCAGGAAGCGGTTGCAACAGCAATGGCAGTCGAAGATGCAAACCGCGCACTCGTAAAAGCTGGATATAAGCCAAGCGTTACCATTGCCGACATTGCACAGGTGAGCGACAATCCGCAGCAGGCGGCGGCGGCAGAAAACATCACGGAAGGAAAGCCCGCAGATGGAGCGCCCGCCGCAATTCCCGTAAAATGAGAGTATCGCCACGCCGCACGCCGATAGCACGCGCCCGCCTTTCCGCTGGATTACAGCAAAAAGAAATGGCCGCGAAGATTGGCGTTTCTCAAAGCTATCTGCAAAAGGTAGAGCTTGGAGTCTTAAAGCCTAGCCTTCGTTTGCAGGAGATAGCCAAGGCACTCGCCAAGCGTTAAAGCGCAATGCGTTTAGCTTCCCTCGCTTTACCTAATTGGATTAGGTATAAGCGCGGAAATGGCAACAGCTTTAGCATCACTTAGGCACGCATCGTTTTCGCAAGATAGCATCAATGGCGATGTGCTTTTGGGCGTAAAGATTGCAGAGCTAGGCAAGGTCGCGTGCTTTAGCGGGCCGGATGGAAAGCCGCGCTATGCGACAATCACTCCCGCATTTGTGGACGCTCTGCTTTCTCACGCTGGCAGTCGTTCTATTCCAGTTCATTGGACGCACGATTACAAGCAGGGCAACGGCGATGCGCTGCACGCCAAGGTCGGCAAGTTGAAAGACATTCGCAAAGACAGTGAAGGCAATCCCATCGCAGACCTTCACCTAGCGCCGGGCCAGTATAAGGAGACCGCTCTATGGAACGCAGAGCACGACCCTGAGAATATGATGCTGTCGCCCGTGTTTTCCTACGACCCGTCCGACAAGGATAGCACGCCCCTCGATTTTCAAGCCGCCGATTTAGTTGAATGTGGCGCAGCGACTACAGCTCTTTTTTCCGCTCTCCCAGACGCAAACCAACAAACCCAAAAAACAAACACGATGGATATTAACGAACTCATCGCGGCTCTCGGCGATCCCGCCGTAAAGACCGCGCTCAAAGCAATCCTCGATTCTCACGAAGAGGCTGCGCCCGCCGCACCCGATACCGCTGAAATGGAGGCAACCGCAGGCGTAACCGCCGACGACAAAAAGCCGGAAGACGACAATCAGCCCGCACTCATGGCGGCATTTGCCCGTTGCAACCGCGCTATCAAACGCCAACTCGAAACCGCCAAAGGCGAAGCCGTCGTGCTCGCAGAGGCTAAGTTCACCGCCGCACTCGGCTCTGGTAAGTTCACGCTTCCAGCCGCACCAGCAGCGAAGGACGAAGTCGAAGAAGCTATCGCCGCACAAATCTCAGCAGGCGCAAAAGATCGCTCCACGGCAATCTTCCGCTTGGCCAAAGACAAACCCGAAATCTACAACTCTGCTCGCAAAGCAGGAAAGCTCTAATACCTAACTCATCATGGCTACCTCAAATCCAGCTACAACTAACATCTCAACGCAGAAGACAGTCACGGCAACCGCCGTTGCTATCTCTCGCGGTGCTCGTCTCCTGCTCAATACTAACGGACTCGTTAGCGTTGCGGGCCTCACCATCTGCGGCGATTACGTCGCACTGCAAGACATCGCAGCTTCCGGCGTGGGTCTCGCGGCTCCTATCGGCGCAGGAGGCAGCGTGCCAATGCTCGCTTCCGAAAACTGCACCGTTGGCGCAGCGGCTTACTCCGCAGCTTCCGGCAAAACATCCAAAACCTCAACCAATGCCGTGATTCTCGGTAAATGGCTGCAAGCTCCTTCGACCGATACTCTCGGCGTTGTTGAACTCGGCTACGTTGCTTAATTACTAACTAACAAATACAATGCCAGCATATACTAACTCAACAGCCCGCCCTCGGCAGGAACTCGCATCCGTCATTCGTGAAGGACGCGGGATTAACAAGCTCAACATTCATTCGCAGATTCTTCCGGCTCTTCCGGTGAACAAGCGCACGGTGCATTTGGTGAAAGCCAAAATCGCAAACGCGCAGCTTGCACGAATCCTCGATGATTACTTCATCACCGCTCCCGGCGCAAATGTCGAACGCATGACGGCAACTCTTAACGATGACTCTTTCACCGTTACGATTCGCAAGCGCGAGATTCAAGTGCCCGACGAAGTTGAAATGGATTACGCCGATTATCTCAGCGTGGAATCCCTCATGGCAGCGCAGGCCGCAGAAGCCGTGGAAATCACCACGGAGTATCTGACCGCCGCCGCAATCATGAATACGACTAACTTCGGCAGCGCAACAAACAGCGCCGTTGCTTACACGGAAGCCAACCTCGCCACTGTCAACTTCGTGCGCGATGTGTATGACTCGATTGAGCGCGTGCTGGATAAGGGCGAAGTTGCCGACACTATCGTTCTTAGCTCGCAGGTATATAAGCGCATCCGCCGCTCTACCTTGCTGACTAACTTCGTTGTTTCCCAACTCGGCAAAGGTTACGAAGTCAACCAGAGCAATCTGCAACTCGCGTTTGCCGACGCTGGCATCAAAAAGGTGCTCATTGGCAATAGCGTTTATAACAGCGCAAGCGACGGCGCGACGGCGGTTATGTCCCGCATTTGGGGCAATACTTACGTCTGGGTCGGCGC